AGTGGTTAATTATGGTGCAAGTGATTTAGAAACTTGTGAACGTGCTACTCATGTTATGCGTAAATCTTTTAATGATATACGAAAAATGCAGGTTAATGGTTTTTATAGAGATATTGAATTACCTGATGCTACTAATTCATATTCTGATATTCAAGAAAAATATAATGAATTAACTGGTGAAAATGTTGGTGATAGATACGATCAACGTCATACCTTGCTTGAAATGCAAGTTAATCTTGATTTGCCAGGATTTGAAGATGTTGTCAATGGAGAGCAAACAGGTATTCAGTTACCTTATGTTGTAACTATAGATTATGGCACTGGAACAATATTAAGTATTAGAAGAAACTATTACGAAGATGATGCACAAAAACAAAGACGTTCTCACTTTGTTCATTATCAATATTTGCCAGGTATAGGATTTTATGGATTTGGTTTGATTCATATGATAGGTGGATTAGCTAAATCAGCTACAAGTTTATTAAGACAACTAGTTGATGCTGGTACATTATCTAATTTACCAGGTGGTCTTAAATCTAGAGGTCTAAGAATTAAAGGTGATGATACTCCAATTATGCCAGGTGAGTTCAGAGATGTTGACGTACCAGGTGGTGCAATAAAGGATAATATTACTTTTCTCCCCTATAAAGAACCTTCTCAAACACTATATTCCCTATTAAACACCATTGTTGAAGAGGGTCGTAGGTTTGCAAGCATTTCTGATATGAAAGTATCTGACATGAACTCACAGGCTCCAGTAGGTACAACACTAGCATTACTTGAAAGAAATATGAAAGTAATGAGTGCAGTACAAGCAAGACTTCATGCCTCAATGAAAAGAGAATTTGAAATACTTGTAGGCATTATAAAAGACTTTGGTAATCCAAGTTATCCTTATGAAACTGATGAAGAAGAAGATATTAAATCATCAGATTTTGATAAGCGTGTAGATGTATTACCTGTATCTGATCCTAATGCAGCTACAATGGCTCAAAGAATTATGCAATATCAAGCAGCATTTCAGTTGGCTACTTCTGCACCAGAAATGTATGATCTTAAAGAATTACATAGACAAATGCTTGAAGTTCTTGGTATTGAAGATGTAGATGATATTATTCCTGAAGATAATGAAGTACCACCAGTTGATCCAGTATCAGCAGTACAAAATTTAATTAATAATAAACCAGTTAAAGCATATGAGTTCCAAGATCATGATGCTCATATACAAACAGTTGCAGCAGCACAAGATAATCCTGAAATACAACAGATATTAAGTAAGACACCAAATGCTCCTGCAATATTAGCTTCTGCTTCAGCTTATGTTAATGATCATCTAACTATGAAGTTTAGAGATCAAGTAGAACAAGAAATGGGTATAGAGCTACCACCTCTAGGCGAACCATTACCAGCAGATGTAGAAAAACGTATTTCTGAACTTGTAGCAGAGGCAGCATCTAGAGTTACACAAAATGCTATGATGCAAGCAGAACAACAAAGAATAAATGAACAAATGCAAGACCCACTTATACAAGCTAAACAAGCAGAGGTTGCAGTAAAACAAGCTGAAGTACAACGTAAAGCACAAGCTGATATAGCACGTTTACAATTAGCAGCACAAAAACAACAAGATCAAAAAGAACTTGAAGAAAGAAGAATTAGTTCTCAAGAACAAATAGCAGGTGCTAATATTGGTCAAAAAATTGCTAGCGATTTGCTAGATAGTAATTTACAAAATAAAAAACAAGCAGCAAAAGAATTTAAAGAAGGTGTTGACATCGCTAAAGATATAGTTAAAGATATCAATACGAATGACTAATGACATCAAAGAGCTATCACTTTTTGAATATTTGCAAAAAAAATATAGAGATGCTTTGAATGAACACGCAGATCATATTGCTACAGGAAACTGTAAAGATTTTGCAGAATATAAAAGATTAACTGGTGTCATCGAGGGTTTAGCCCTCGCAGAACGTGAACTTTTAGATTGGATTGAAAGAAACGTAAAAGAAGAATAGGAACTCGACTCCTAAATGTCGTGCAAAAATATGAGTAAAGATAAAAAAATACCTAAACCTCAAAGCATCAAAGAACCTGAAGTTAGTCAAGAAACTAAAAAACAATTACCTGAACCAAAAGGTTATAGAGTTTTAGTTGCTATGCCAAAAGCTGATGAAACTACTGATGGTGGAATTATCAAAGCATCAAGCACAATAAGAGATGAAGAAGTTAGTAATATCTGTGGATATGTATTAGAACTTGGTCCAGATGCTTATGCTGATAAAAATAGATTCCCAACAGGTCCTTATTGTAAAAAAGGTGATTGGGTAGTTTTTCGTGCTTACTCAGGCACTAGAATGAAAATGTATGGACAAGAGTTTCGTTTAATAAATGATGATACTGTGGAAGCAGTTGTTGAAGACCCTACAGGAGTAGTTAGAGCATGAGTGACCAAGTAGTAGAAGAAAAAATTGAAACAGAATTTCAACCTGATGCATCAGGTGATTTAAAACCACAAACATCTGAAGAGAAATTTTTTGGTGTTAAAACAGAAATTAAACAACCTAGTGCAGAAGAAAATCTACAAGTTGAAATTGTAGATGATACTCCTGAAGAGGATAGAAGACCTCCTAAACAAGAAACTGAAGAAGTTAATGTTGATGACGATACTATAGATAAAGAAATAACTGAGTATAGTAAACGTGCAGGTGATCGTATAAATAAAATTAAATACGAATATCATGAAGAACGCAGAGCTAAAGAATCTGCTGAAAGACAAGCAAAAGAAGCAGCATCAAGATTGCAAGACCTTATGACTGAAAACCAAAGGCTACAAGCTATGGTTAATCAAGGTGGTGAAGTTCTTAATAAGCAAGCACATAATAATGCGTTATGGGCAAAACAAAATGCACAAGTTAAATATAAAAAAGCATATGAAGAAGGTGATGCTGATGCTATGGCAGTAGCACAAGAAGAATTATCTAAGGCAGTGTTAGCAGAACAAAATGCAGGTAGATATGCACAAGCTGTTCAACAACAATTTGCTGAAGAATATAAAGCACCTATACAAGAACAACAAATTCAACAACCAGAGTTAGACCCAGAAATGCAAGCATGGTCTCAAAAAAACCCTTGGTTTATGAACAATAATGATCCAAAACACGCAGAGATGACATCTTATTCTCTAACTGTAGATCAAAGATTACGCAATCAAGGCATTAGACCTGAAGATAATTCTGCAAAGTATTATGAAGAAGTTGATAATGCAATGCGTAGAGAATATCCAGAATTTTTTGGTGTTCAATCTGAAACAGAAGTTTTAGAAGAAACACAAAATAAACAACCTTCAAACGTTGTTGCACCAGTAACGAGAGCCACTGGTGGAAATACAAAGCCTCGCAATATACGATTGACTCAGACACAAGTTAAACTAGCACGTCAACTTGGAATTAGTCCAGAGCAATACGCAAAACAATTACTAAAGGAGTCTTAAATGTCAGACGAAAATAACCTTAATCCAGAAGTAGAAGAAACTTCTGAGCAAGTGCGTACCCCGAGGGGATCAGAAGATCGAGAGATCACCCAACGAACTGAAAGTTGGGAGAACCCATCAAACTTACCAAGTCCTAATCCTCAAGAAGGTTGGGTCTTCAGGTGGATAAGAACAAGTTTATTAGGTAATACTGATAATCCTAATGTTTCTAAAAAATTCAGAGAAGGTTGGATACCCTGTAGGGCAGAAGATCATCCTGAATTACATATTCACATGATGGACCATAAATCTGAATGGGCAGAAAAAGGAAATGTAGAGGTTGGTGGACAACTGTTATGCAAGATGCCATCTGAAAAGGCGAAAGCCCGTGACGAACACTTTCAAAAGTTAGCTCGTAACCAAATGGAATCTGTTGATAACGTATATTTTAAGGATCAAGATTCTAGAATGGCTACCAAACAAGTTTTTGAACGAAAATCTCAAACAACTTTTGGTAAAAAATCCTAGTTTCTTGAATTTGTAATTTAAAAAACAGGAGAAATTATGGCTAGTTCAGCTACACCTATGGGTGCTAGACCTGTTGGTTCATTAGTATCTTGTGCATATAATGCGAAAATCACTCATTACAAAATTAAAAATAATTTTGGTACATCCATTTTTTATGGAGATTTTGTAAAATGGGCAGACGATAATCCTAATACCACTATTCAAAAGGATACTGGTACTACTTCGTTAACCCCTATCGGTGTTTTCCTTGGTTGTGCATATACTGATCCAACATCAGGTCAATTCACCACAAATCAATATTATCCAGCATCAACTGCTGCTGACGATATTGTTGCGTATGTTGCCTCTGATCCATTCTTAGTAATGCAGATGCAATCAGATGAAACTCTTGGTCAAGATGATTTGGGCAAGAATGTTGCAGTCGTACAAACTGCTGGGTCAACTTCAATTGGCACAAGCAGAAATGCGATTGATGGAAGTACAGCAAATACTACCAATACACTACCATTAAAGATTATCGACTTTGTTGATGGTCCAGATAGTGCTATTGATGATAGTTTTACTGACGTTTTGGTGATGTTCAACGTTGGACATCAGTTACTTAATACCACAGGTATAGGCTAATAGGAGAATATTATGGCAGCTATTTCAAGAGCTAATGAGCTTAAACAACTCCTTCCAGGTCTTAACGCACTGTTTGGAGATGAGTACAACAATTACGAGAATGAGCATGAGCAAATCTATGTAACTGAGAATTCTGAAAGATCATTTGAAGAAGAACTCAAGTTATCAGGTTTCGCTGCTGCTCCAGTAAAAGATGAAGGTGCTTCTATATCATTTGATACAGCACAAGAATCTTTTGTTGCTCGTTATACACACGAAACTATTGCTTTAGGTTTCTCAGTTACTGAGGAAGCTATGGAAGATAATCTTTATGTGAGTTTATCTGCTAGATATACTAAAGCACTAGCTAGAGCAATGGCTTACACTAAACAAGTGAAAGCAGCAGCACCATTGAATAATGGGTTTACAAACAGTTTCCAATCTGGAGACGGAGTAAACTTATTTACAGCAGATGGTGATGGAGTTACAGGAGGAGACGGACATCCTCTAGTATCTGGTGGCAAAAACTCTAACAGACCTTCCACAGGTGCTGACTTGAATGAAACATCTCTAGAAGATGCAGTAATTCAAATAAGCAAGTGGACCGATGAAAGAGGTTTAAAAATTGCAGCTAGACCTAGAAAGTTGATCGTTCCTACTGATCTTCAATTCGTGGCTACTCGTCTTCTAGAAAGTGAGTACAGAGTTGGAACTGCTGACAATGACATTAATGCAGTCAGAAGCAATGGTGTGATTCCAGAAGGCTATTCAGTTAATCATTATTTAACTGATACTAATGCTTTCTTTATCATTACTGATGTGCCTGATGGCATGAAGCATTTTGTCAGAAGTCCAATCC